TGTCGCCTTGAGAGTATATCCAGAGACCTCTTGAAAAGTCATAGTCTTCAGCATAATTCCGTCCACCGACCTTCATTTTTGAAAACTCTTCTCGCAATTTCCCAGCTTCAGCCACAACTAAGGTCTTATCTGCCTTGTCCTTGGTCGCATTCAGGATTTCCTGCCGGATTCCAGACGCTCGCACCTCAAACTCAGCCGTGCTCAATTTTGAGTTCAGCTTGTTATCCATGTTGGTCTCGAGTGACTTGACTGACTGTTTGATACTATCTGAGAGCACAGTCAAGGCACTGCTATCAGCTTTGGTCTTGAGACCTTCACGCAAGCTAGATACGCTCGCTTCGATTGAGTCAGCGCGCTGTTTAAGAGTTGACTCAATCGCAGTGACCCGCTCGTCTTGGTCTTCGTAGGCTGGCTGATAAGCTGGATAGTAATTGCTGACTGAGAGCATAGCGTTCTCAATCACGACCTGCAAGCCCGCTGGAAAGCCGTAATTAGTCCCGAAGCGGATAAAGACATTGTTAGTCTTATAGGTTTCAGCGGCACCGGACAAGTCAATCGTAAACTCAAAATGTTGGCGCTCGGTTGTTCCACCTTTGAAAACTAGTCCTGTATAGCTATACCAAGGTGTGGCGCTAAAATGTACGTTAGCTTGCATGTCTCGAACCAGAGCGACTGGAAAAGTCACATCAAAAGACAAACGTACATAATCACGCTTGAGCCTGTCTTTGTTTTTCCAAAAATCTGGAGCGATAAAGAGACGATAGTCGTAAGTCGCTTGCTCGTTAGTCGTAAATGACTGCGTTCGCGAGTTTCTAAAGTAGTTTCGGGAGCTTCCAGCCTGCACACTCGCAATCCGACTTTTCAGCTCCTCCGCAGTCTGCATGACCTCAGACTTGCTGGCTTTGCCATCTGCCACGTTGGCCAGCTCTGACAGCCTGCGTGTAGTCGACTGCTCAAACGTTGCCTGAGCGGATTTCACGCCCGCTAGCTCTGTTTTAGTCGCATTGAGCGCTGAGACTTGCTTTGCTATCTCGGTTTCGTGCTGGCCTTGTTTGGTGCGGATAGAGCCAACATCCGAGCGGATTTGACTGATATTGCTATTCAACTGACTCTGAGCTTGCGTTAGGTTGGTTTTGACACCAGCCAGCTCTGACTTTGCCTGATTGATAGATTGCGCTTGCTTAGCTAGCTCACTATCAGATTGGGATTGCTTGCCTCTAATGGCAGCAATATCAGACTGGATTTGACTGATGTCGCCAGAAAGCCGACTCTGAGCCTGTGTCAGATTCGCCCTAACAGCCGCTAAATCAGTCGAGGCGCTAGACAGTTTCTGATCAAATTCCTTTTGCAGCCTGTCCGTGACCTCACTCTTACTCTGATTGATTTTCAGATTCAGCTGCTCGGTCATTGCTGCTTTTATAGCCTCTGCATGAGCTTTGATTTTCTCAATATCATCCTTGATAGCTTCAGACCGCTTGTTAAACTCCGCATCAAAGGCTGCATCAGCATTCTTCAATGCACGTTCAATAGCCACATCCTGAGCCGTGGCACTTGCTCCAAGAATGGCATCAGCGGCATTTGACAAGCCACTGGACATACCAGAGCCACCAACTCCTGGCTTATCATCAAAGGTTATAGAGATATACTCTTCTGTCAGAGCGTTAAACTCGTAGGCAATGGCTTTCTTATAGAGGTCGGCACTGTGCTTTCTACTCTTGAGGTTGACAGTGTCTCCAAGATGGACAACTTGCCCATCAAGCTCATAGGCTTCAATTTTGATGGCATCAGATACCTTATCAATCCCCTCATTTTTAAACTTGGCCTCTGCCCATTTTCTCAGCTCGTCGATAGTTTTGGCATTGTTGTTCTCATATTCTTTTTCGTTTATATAAGGATATGAGTTGATGAGCGGACTATCAACGGTCACTCTGAGAGTCACTTCATCTTCAGCGCCTTCTGGTTTAAATGTTGACCTTGCGTGGATTCTAGTGACTACATTTTGAGAGTTCTTGGTTCGCTGATAGGACTTGAGGTTTTTGTGTGTCGTGATGATAACCCCACGATCAGCTCCACGGCTCCGCTTGATGGATAGGGCAAAGTTATCACGGACAAGCTCTCCTTCCCATGTTCCGACAATACTGTGCTTGCCGTCCATCAAGACTGAGTAGAGCGTTTCTGTCGCAGTAGTGTTGAAGGTGCGATTGTCTGAGATATCGCTAGTAAAAGAAAAATCCCCTAAATCAGTCTTAGCATTTTGAACCATTTGAGATAGCGCCATAGCACATCCTAGCTGAACCACACTAATAGGCTTAATAGACCGTCTCATGATATCATCAGAGATATGATAGGCAGTGATGTCCAAGCTATCGTCATTCTCAATAGGCTTCTTGATACGGAACAGCTGAGCGCCCAGCACAGGCACAGGCGCTTTTATCAGCATATCTTCTTTGATAAGCTGATAGATACCCGAGTCTGTGATAGGAAATCGGACAGTAAGGTAGAAATCACCGTTGGTTTCTTCTTTGACAATGGCAGAGCTGGCCTCATGCAGTGGAATCCCATTCCATTTGACCGTTCTTACATTTGCATCAAGTAAAAAGAGCAACTATGCCCACCCCCAAACTGTTTCAAATTTTAAAGACTGGATGCCAGCACCTAAAACAACACCGACATTCTGACCTTTGGTTGCATCTACCGTGATAAAATCACCAGCCCACTTAATGAGCTTGCCACTAGCCGTTTTAAAGCTAGGATTGTCAGGATCATTGACCATCACAAGCGATTCTGAAAGTTTTTCAAGTTTAATCACTTGGTTGCCTATCGTAAACGATGTCTCAGAGGCGCTCTGACCAACTACAGTAATCTTCGGAAAAGCAAGAGCTGACCCCTGTACCCTCAAAACCCCATTCCCAGTCAATGTCTGAGTATCAGTGGTTTTGAAAAACTTGGTAGGATGGCAAGTAAAAGTCACTTTGGTCACATAAAGGCCAGGCTTTTCTTGTTCGGCATCTGTCGCGCTTGCTTTGTAACACCAAAAACGTGTCGTCTTCACACGCTCATTTTCAAGCCAAAACTTCTCACGGATGAAAAGGCTCATGAACCGATTAAGCTGTTCTTCAGTAGGCTTGACCAGATAGATGGTGTAGGACTTCTTGACAAGCTCACGGTGCTTGTTAGTTTGGACAATAGCCCCACTAATCCCATCGTGCTCTAGAAGGTTTGTCTTGCTGTCTCCCAACGTCACAGAAGGGGACTCATGCACAATTACCTTGAATGGAAAAGACGATGTTTTCACACCATCAATCACTAGTTCGTTATGTTTAATCATGCTGTCCCTCCTTTCAGTTGTGTCTTACGTTGTAGCTCATCAGCGATACGCTGAGCAACCTGATTAGCAATCTTAGTGATATCAGCTTCTTCACGGATGATATTACCAGTGATTGTGATATTGATAGATGGTGTGTTACCACCCATTGTCTGAGCAATACCACGGCCGATAGCACTCAAGTTCTTTTCGTTCAGCGGAAGCACTGCTTCCCTACCAGCTTCACCTCCGACCATGATATTATTACCATTCATGCCAAAAGCAGTCGGCTTGGTCAAGATACCACCTTTAGCATACCAGTCTATACCGATGCTCGGTATATTCCCTTTTAGCCAGTCAAGCGGATTGGCTGACCCGCTAACTCGAAAATGAGGCAATGGGATATGTGGCCATGAGATTTGAAAGTTAAATAAATTCTTGATGGCATTGATTGCATTTGAAACAGCGTCCTTTGCTGCATTGATAGCATTTGAGATACTATTCTTGATACCGTTCCAAATATTTGACACAGTATCAGAAATGCCGTTGAGAATATTACTGATAGTCCCTGAAATGCCCTGCCATGTCGAAGAAATTATGTTTGAAATGGCCGATATGATTGAGGAAACAATGGACTGCATGGCATTCCAAACAGTTGACATTGTATTCTGAATGGTGTTCCAAGCACCAGACCAATCTCCACTGATAACCTGCATAATCGTTGTGATAATGCCTTGAATCACAGTGATAGCCGTTTGAACCACTGTTGTGATCACATTCCAAACCGTTGAAATGATGGTCTGAATATTAGTCCAGATTGCCTGGATGTATGGCCCTAGAAATTCCATGGCGGTTTGTATAATGCTGGTGATAACGTTGATAACCGTCCCGATTACTGTTGAAATGGCAGTCCAGACAATTTCAGCTGTTCTTTTGATGAGTTCTTGGTTCTCATTCCACCAAGTCACTAATCCCCCAAAGATAGCCATAACAAAATTTGTCACAGCTTGGATAACTGCGCTGATTGAGACTTGGATGGCAGTCCAAACCGTTTTGACAATTGCCATAATCCAAGTATGATTTTCGTTCCACCAAGCGATCATCCCACCAAATACAGTTTGAACAACTGTATTGATGCCAGATATGATTGTCGAAATGATTTCTCCAAGCGTATTCCAGACATTGCTAGCTGTAGACAAAATGATTTCTTGGTTTGCTGCCCACCATTTTGTCAAAATACCCCAAACCGCCTGCACAACCGTACTGACAGTTTGAATGACTGTCCCAATCACCGTTGAAATAGCAGTCCAAACCGTACTAGCTGTTTGATAGATAGTATCTTGATTAGCTGTCCACCATTCTACTAAATGACCAATGACAGAGATAACAACAGAACTAATAGCGGAAATAGTTGCTTTAACAAATTCCCGCAAAGATTCAAGCATTCTGAGAGTTGATTCAAATTGATCCGCTGGCATAAGGGCATCAATCCAGTCAAGTCCCTCCTGAACCGACCAGCTCCCAGTCAATACTCCAAAAAAGGCTTGAAGGATATCAAAAGCGATCCCGATAGATTTCGTGATTCCCTCCCAAAGCCCTTTCATGGAGTTTCTAAAGCCTTCATTGTTTTGCCACAGTTCCTTGATACCAATGACAAAAAGTGTAATAGCGGCTACAATGCCAATAATTGTTGCTACAATTGGTGCAAAAGCTGTAATCATTCCGACTACGGTTGTCCCCATTGCAGCCGCTGCAACTTGTACGGCTAGGAAAACTGGTAATAATGCCCCTACAACAGCAAGGATTCCTACAAAGACCACAATAGCTTGCTTGACTGGTGTTGAGAGATTCCCGAACCAGGTAGCTACCTTATTGACAATCTGAGCAAGTGATTGAAAGACTGGTATCAGCATTTCAAGGATTGGTTGTCCAATGACAGCCAGTGCATTCGTCCCAGATTGCTTCAAGTTTCCCATCACATTCTCAAGACCATCAGCCTCACGCTGTGCTTGACCAAGTGCGCCAGATAATTTATTCCCATCTTCAACCATTTGAAGCAAGGTCAGCTGTTTCTGGGCTTCGCTTAGCTCATTAAAAGACTTACTATACAGCTTATTAGCAGCAGCATTTCTTGTCGTTTCAGTGGCAGAGATGCCCAAAGCGGCGTCGTTGGCATAATTTCCTTTTAGAAACGACTGTAAGTTTTCGGTGACACTCTCAATAGACTTGTCATAGAAAGCAGCGCTATCAGCCGCTGCTCTTGTTGCACGGCTAGTCAGTTCCAAAGCCTCCGAAGTGTCCATCCCTGAAGTTTTCGCAAAGGAAGCCATTTGAGTAAAAGACCCTTGCAAGCGCTCTGGAACAATGTCCATTTCCTTACCAATAGCATTCAGAGATTCTCTGGCTTGGCTTTCCATGTCTCCGAAGACTGTGCTAAACTGCGCATTGCTTGCCTGGACCTGAGCAGCTGCTTCGATGGAATCAGACCCAACTTCAAGAATCTTTTGTGATAATTCTCCTAACTTCTCGCTAGTCCTCTGAAGTGCCTCAGCTCTGATAGTGTCTGACATGGCCTTCATGCCATCTTGAGCATTATCAGCAGAAGACTTGGTCTCATTCATCTCATTGTTGAGATTGTTGAGAGCTGTCTTAGCCTGGTTCAGCTCCGACTCCATTCGATTCGCTTCAGTAGAGTTTTCGCCGTACTCTTTTTTAGTCAGTTCTAGTTGTTTTTCAAGATTTGAGATTTGTTTTTCAACTATCTCTGATTGAGCACCAATCTTCTTCTGAGCAAGAGCGTTTCTCTCAGCTTCACTAGCGTTAGAGCCAAGAGCGCTTTCTTGTAGCTTGAATGAACTTGTTACCTTTTCCATTTCGGATGCTAGCTGACTCTGTTCACTCTGTAAATTGTTTAGCTTGCTAATATTGCTCTCGGTAGCCTGCCCGTTTCCAGATAAAGCCTGATTCACACTTGCAAGTTTACCCTCATAGCCTTTTAAGACATTTTGAGTAACTTCTATCTCACGCTGAAAAGCACGGTACTGATCAGCTCCAATGTCGCCATTCTTAAACTGCTGTTCAACCTGTGCCTGAGCCTTAACCAAAGTCTCAAGCTTTTCTCTTGTGGTCGCTACTTGTTGCTGTAAGACTTGTTGCTTCTGTGCCAGTAAAGTCACATTGCTTGAGTCAAATTTCAAGGCCTTGTCAATTTGTCTCAGCTCCTTGCTGGCTTCAGTGGCATTCTTATTGACATCTTTCAGCGCCTTCTGTAAGGGCTTGGTATCGCCATCAATCTCAATCTTAATTCCTTTGATGTTACTTGCCATCTATTCCTCCTTTCTTCGATATTTGCCGACCCACCCACCTCAACAAAAAAGCAATGCCTTTCTGACGGTCTCTTTAACCAAGAACCCAGTAATACCAAGGAACTTGAGCTTAGAATCCGATTCTCAGCACTACTTTTTCTTTAAAAATTGTCAAAATCTGCTTGAGTAGCTTTGCGTTCGCCACCCTTATCCTCACTGCGTAAATTCACATAATCAGTCTGATAATCTAAAGCCATTCCAATTGAAATATGCTTCAAATCGTCGATAGATAACCCTGTTTCCTTGCAGCAGGATAGGTAAGATTCTACTGTAAAGACTTCATCGCTGGCAGATTCTGAGCTGTCTGGCGCTTTTTTGTTGCCATACTCGCATTCAGCATTTCCATCAAGTCCTGCCCGATGTCTTGTACGGGAAACTCTTCCATTTCCATAAAGAATTGAGCGTAAGGCTTGATACGAGGATTGGCAGACTTAGCAAATGTCCAGAAAAGACGATTAAAGAAAGTCATATCAAAGTCAGCAAGGATAGACATATCAATATTGCTATCTTGCAATTCCTGACCAGGCTCTAGCTTGTCTAGTTCAGCCATAAGCGACTGACTATTCAGCATAGCGAACAAGTCTTGAAAATAGTCCTTGCCAAACTCTTCTTTGTAGGCGATAGGAGTATAGCCATTTGTGGCCAACTCATATTCCTGATCACCAATTGAAATGATTTTACGCATGTAATCCCCCTTTAACCACCAACAGAAGTTGGCTCATATACTTTCTTAAACCAGTTGTCATAAATGTTCTTATCATCTGCTGATGTGATAGAACGCTTGACGACTGAATCTAGTGGCCGTGGACGAGCGTTGAAAGCAAGTTCACGTTCGTTGACAGTGATCCCTTTCTTGGTAGCGGAGCCATTTGATGGGCGGCTTGCTGAACAGTAGTAAAGAACATGACGTGTCTTGTTCTTATCCCCAGAAAATTCAAACATGAAAGCAAAGGCGGTGGGTTCAGCATCCGCTTTTTCGGTCATGACTCCAGTTTGGGTATCTTTGAGTTCCCCAAGGATTTTCGTAGCAAACAATTCGATGATATGAGGGATTTTCAATTTTCCATCATATCCCTCATTCGAGTTCATGAAGTGATAGGCGATATCATCCGCATCAATAGCCCCTGATTCCCCTTTTGGGTCAAGAGTCAATTCCATAGCGCCAGGAAAGCGAAAGATTTCGTCATAGGTGATAACACCCGTATCAAGTGCAAGTGTTTTAACTGGTGCAACGTGTACATTTTTCAATCCATATGTAACTTTATTTTCAGTTGCTGTCATGTCATTCCTCCATTTCTTAATACAAATAAACTGTGTAAGACTTGACATAGAGCCTTTCAGTCTCAATAAAATTTTCTTCTTGAGCTTCAAAAAAGAGCTCATGGATAGACCATAGCTCCTCTAAGCGCTCCTCTAAAGCTTCATCCTTTTTCTCAAAGGCCAATTCAACAACAACTGACTTAATCTGATGATTCACAGTGTTGTCAGCAGCATTGACAATAGGATTGGATTCAAAATAAACTAGGTAAGGCAAATCAGGAACATTTCCTTCCTGATAAGCGTGGTAAGTGACAGGCAATCCAGCCTGTTCCAAAATTTCTGCAAACGCTGATAGTTTCATCGGCCAATCTCCTTGATTCTTTTCTCGAAAGTCTCTATAGCATTTTCTTCCGCTGGCTTGATATGCACGATACCAGCAACACGTCCACCGTTCCTTGACAAATGCCCTTTCTCTAGTAAGTGGGTAAGGCTAGCAACAACGTTGTAAACAACATAAGAGCCTGTTTTCAGTTTCTTCTTGCGCCAACTCCTACGATACTTGCCATACCTTTTAGGGCTAGTCTCTTTTAATTCTTGGACGGTCTCTTCAGCAACATCCTCAGCTATCTCATCAACTTCCTCTTCAACTTCCTTTGAGTAAGCGGCCAACTCTTTAGCAATCAGACTGGCTAAATCATTACTCATGGCAATTTCTCCATCAAGGTTAATTCTAAGATTTCAAGGTCAATTGGATAGGTTTTAATGATACGATATCTTTTGCCGTCAAACTCAGCCAGCTCCTGATTCTCATATTCAAAGCTACGGATATCAACAACTAAGCTTGGACGAAGCCCAGCCTGATTAGCCTGATAAAACTCTGATCTGGTAATTGACCGCTTACGGCATAACAACTTAGTTTCAACTTCTTCTGTAATGTTCTGTTTCAACTTGTCTTTACCAGTGATTTTCTTGGCTATCAGTGTGATTTCATTGTTCCACATCGCTAACCTTTCCTTTCGATGAAACTTGTAAATTATGTAAACGCCACTGAAGGTGACGTGGCATATCCACACCGCCTTCATAGCGATAAGCAGCAAAATCAACCACAAACATTTCATGGTCAGCCCGCTCTGGATCAAGCACGACACCTAAGTTTTCTCCAAGTTCAGAGATGACAGCGTCAATGATTTTCTCCAAAGGCTTATCCCTGAGAGTGGTTGAAATTCCCAGCTTCAGTTTAAGCAATTCTAACAGCTGACCCTTGTTCATGATTATTCCTCCACCTTTTTAGTCGCACGCTTGCGCTTTGGTTTTTCAGCTGAAACTTCCTCTTCAGTAGTTTCAGTCTCTTCCTCAGCTGGGGTCTCCTCTTCAGCAGCTTCAGCTTCGGATGGAGTTTCCTCTTCAGCAGCATCTTCAGTTAGAGTGCTATCTTCAGTAGCTTCAGCAGTATCTTCAGTTGTATCTGACACTTTACCAACTTCAGCTACTTCCTGCTTTTCTGATTCTTCATCTGCTACAGCGATGAAAATCGAACCAGCTGAATTTGCCCCGGTTAAAAGTCCATTGGTAAAGGTATCTGTCGGCTTATACCCTTCTCGAGGAAAGGAATCGCCAACAGCATAGTCATGTTGTTTAGGATCAGACAAGTCCTTAAACGGACGAATTACTTTATAACTCATATCTGCCTCCTTACATTACAGCATCGGTGTATGTGCCGAAGAACCCTGCGTCTGAATCTGTCTTCTTGAGATCTAGACGAACAAAAAGACCAAGTAATTGACCATAAAGATCATTATTGACCCACTTGACAAATGTTTGGGTGCGGTCAAATAGGGTTAAGAAGGCCTCGATGTCTCCAATAAAGAACTTCATGTCTCCTTCGTTGCCGAAAACAGTATCATCAACCTTATAGATGGTTTTGCCGCCAAAAGATTGACCTGTTGGAGAAGTCACATCTTGCTGCAACATATAGCGCCCATTTTTGTCTTTAACCTTGTCTAAGGCATTAAACATTGACTTGGTCACTACAATACTTGCTTTATAGATAGCTTTCAGCTTAACATTATAGATGTCTTTCAAACCATCAAGTCCTGTTGCATTTGCTGCAGTAGCCGTTTTGAGGATCTGAGCAGCGAGATGAAGTTCAGTATTTTCACCTTGGTTAAAGATTTCATCTTCAACGATGGCCATGATGTCATAGTCTGCATCATCAATCATTTCCTGGGAAATCGGAACATAACCACGGTAGGTTTTGATAGAGTAATCAACTTCTTCGATAGCAGGTTTTCCTAACTCTGGATTGGCTTTCAGCTCTTCAACAGACACCATTTTTTTATCAGTTTTCTTGATAATTGGGTACTTTCCTCCGCCACTGTTAACTTTGACACGCTTGATGAGATCTAGGAGCGGATTACGACTTTTTTCAACAAAAAGCGGCTTCAAAATCTCAACAGGGATCAGTGCTGCGCTGCCAGAATCAGTTGTCTTCAATCCTTCGATGTCACGAGTTTGCCCGTGTGAACGAATAAATTTCGCGATTGCTTCACGTTTTTCCATTTTTTGTTTTCCTCCACGTTTTTCCGAATTTCCAGGCACGGGAGCTTTCCGATTTTGCTCATCAATTCGCTTCTGGAGTTCTTCAATTTCCTTCTCAAGCTGCTCTTTTTCAGCTTGTTTTTCATCGAGTTCTTTCTGGATCTCTTCCAGAGATTTTTCAACAGCTGAAACTTCCTCCTCAGTTTCAGCACGTTCAAGTTTCTCTGCTTCAAGAGTAGAGCGTTTATTCAAGTCCTCAATGGACTCTTCAAGTTCAACTACTTTAGTAGCTTTTGCTCGCATACGAGCGCCAAAAATTAGTGCCTTGTTCATAGCTTAAATTTCTCCTTAATTTCTTTCTTACGCTTATCAAGCGCCTCACGGTTAGCACGCTGTTGACTTTCAAAGTCTTTTTGACGTGCAGCAATTTCTGTCTGTGGATATGCTGGGAAAGTACATGGACTCACTTCAAAGATTTCTAATTCAAGAATAGTGTCCAAGTAAGAACCGTCATCACGCTCTTCTGTGTCGATTTTGGTGGGCATGAAGCCAAAGCTACAACCAATCACATCACCACGATGGACGCGAGCATAAGCACCGACCGCTTGTGGGTCATCTTTGTTAATGATGATGTCACCAAATAAGCCAACATCATCAACATCGAGCCGCACTGTGTCATTTCCAGTCCGACCAAGTACCAAACTATGATCATGGTTAAATAGAGCTCGGATGTCAGCGTCTTTAATAGCCTTCTCAACGCCCTCACGCTTGATAACCTCAAAATAACCAGGCCAAAGTTCAGTCTCTTCATCGAACTTGATAAAGTAGCCACTCAAAATCAAATCACCAGATTCCTGCTCTTCTCGTGTTTGAAATTGAGTGGATATATAAGCCTTACGTTTCTTCATCGGTATCTCCTCCTTCCTTAATTAGTTTGCTCTGATTGCCTAGCTCCCCTTGTGGCAGATAGTTTTCAAGAACAATGATTTCATCCATTTCAGGATCAGGAGTCATACCAACCCAATCACGCCATTCATTACGACGCATAGCAGCATTACTAGTCATCTGCCTTGCGACAGTTGATAGTTCGGTGATGTCGTAAGAGTAAAGTGAACGTGGATTGAATTTAAAGTAACGATTGCTTGAAACAAGTAAATCCCTTGTGAGAGTCTGTGTGATTGTTGTAGCGATACTCATGACTGTAGTGTTCACAAAGTTGTTGTATTCAACTTTGTTGAATTTTCCTACACCCAAAACAAAAGCTGGTACTCCTAAAAGTCCAGCTACTGTCTTTTTATCAATTTCCACAGATTCATTCAAAGCGATATCATTCAAACTTAGCGGCTTGACCTGCTCAACTTCCATAAGAGCATCTGGAATAATCCACGGTTCACCTGACTGACTGGTAGATAGATACTTCTTAGCAATCTTGTCACGCCCTTCTTGACTACCAAGCTCATCGCTAGATGAATCTACTTTTACAATCAAGCTAGGAACATTCTTGCCACTCATGAACCCTTTCTTAGTTTGAGTGGCCATGTTCAAATTTCGGACAATGTCCCGCAATTCCAACCTGTACCCTGTTCCAATATAAGGGTTATCAGGGTCAGGATTGATGGCAAAATGAATAACTTCATCAGGATCATAATCAATTCCCTTGTGACTGATTAAATATGCCTTATCACTGGACTTAAACGATACCTCGCTCATTGGAAAAGGCCTCAAGTTCAAAATATAATCAGTTACAGGGTCATATTCCACATGAAGAATAGAATTACCGTCGCCGTACAGTAATAAATCACGGACAATCTTGAATATCCATGTCTTCCTTGTCATGTACTGGCAAGGATTGACATCAATCTTACGAGCTAGACCATCTTTGACTCGTATATCACCCTTGTCAGTATTTTCCATCAAGTGAATAGTCATATTTGATACCATGTCAGCAATCTTATTGACTGCCATAATCACATCAGGATTCCGAGCCAAGGGAATGTAGTTGTCACCATCAAAAATCACACCAAAATTAGCATGACTTAGCATGTTGACCGTTGACTTTGACTTGTTACGTCTCAATAGCCTGTCTAAAAATCCCATGTTTTCTCACCTCCTTTCTATTCACGATTATCTCTTTCTCAGTCTGTCCAATTCTACAATGTTCTGGATTAACTTTAGGATCTAGTATTGACAGCTCTAGCTGGAAAGGCTTATCCAGTGGTAAAAAAATATCTTTCATATTCCACCTAATCAAAGTAGCTCATCACGTTCTGGTTCTTACCAAGGTTAGCAAGAGCCTGAATACAAGCAAAAACGCTGGCATCGAACAAGTCAATCCTTGCAGTACCACCGTCGCCATCTAATTTTTCATATTGCACAGCATCATCAACCTTTTCAATCGCTCTGACATTACTTACACAATACTCATACGCATCGGAATGAAGATAGTAAAACTCTTTATTCTTGACCTTAAACTCAATCCGTCTGAATCCCTCGGATTTTAAGTAAAAAAGCTGTGGCTGGTCAATCATCTTGAACCTAGCCTTTTTCATCTTGGTCAAAAACTCACGGCCGAACTTTCTATCCATCCCGACAGCAGCAATCTTGAACCCTTTCTCTCTCATCTGGATGAACCATTTGACAATATCATCATAGAGAACAGTTGGAGTGTTGCTCATAGTTAGCCAGCCGTCAGACTGCCAACCAAAAAGTGGAATACCATCATCATTGGCTTTTTTCTGAGCGTTGACGCGAGGGAAGAAGGCATGAGTGATACAAATATCAATGTCCTTCTCACCGTCGTTGTAAATGCCATAGAGAGCAGCAGCCGTCAAATCATGTAGCCTGGACAAATCCGCCCCGCCATACCACTTAATAGGCAAGCGTGCTAGCTCCTCCAAGCTCCAATCATAACAATCATCCGAAGCTATGAACTCATCAGGATTGAAGTAGGCATTCATAGAGTTAGTAAAGACATTCAAAGTCTTGTTGAAGAACTCATTCCTTGTCTGAGGATCATTCATGGCTTGTTCAGCTTCAGCTCTCAAAGCAGGCATGGACACCGTTACACCCCAAGACGGATTTGCCATCTTCAAAACATTGTCATCAAGATAGTCGCCAACATCTCCATCAGTTGTCTGATTAGCTTTACAGATAAAAATGAATAAGGCCTCATCCTGCACCAACTGCTTGAGTACCTTTTGACAGTATTTCAGCCTATTAGCAAGGAAGCCTGTTGGAATATCCCCCGCCGTAGAGATAACAAAAAGCATACTGTTTCGGTATGCTGACATTGTTTTCTTCATGAGACCATACTTCTTAGAATTTCGCATGGTGTGAGCTTCATCGATAACCGTGACATTGCCATTGAGAGAGTCCAAACGGCTCTCATCGTTGGCCAAGGCCTGAATGTAAAATGACCCATCATCACCAAAGTTGGCAGTGATAGAGTGTTCTTGGTTATTGTCCTTGATGCGGATAGACTTGTCATTCCAACGCTCAACGTTGAACTTAATGAAGTTGAAAGCCTCAAGAGCTTGCTTGACAGAGTTGGCCACGATATAGCATTTTGAACCACTGTCAGAATCTAATATCTGATAAAGTAGAGCGACAGCAGCTGTAAAACTGGTCTTACCATTTTTACGAGCCAGCATTATCAAGGCTTCTTTAAACCTACGCTCATTCGTCCCAGCATGATAGAAACCAAAGAGATTGACAACCGTGAAATGTTGCCACGGTTGCAAAATCAGAGGCTTATTGCGGATGGACATGGCAAACATATCATCCCCTTGCTGATGGACTATTGAGTTCTCGATAAAGTGAACAGCAAAATCCACTATATCCTCATCAAGCTCATAGACTGGATTTTCCAAGTCCCTCAGAAAGCGTTCAGCAGCCAAAATACGTTCTTCATTGTGCTCTTCTTGAAAGTTAAGCACATAGTCAACGTAGGCCTTGGCTTTACCAAGATTAGTCAGAGCATGACGGAAAGCTGAGAACCTAATCTCAAAGTCTTTATCCATCTCTCACCCTCTTCTTTTTTAGTTCATTCTTAAACTTCATGACCTCAGTAAGTGGTGAGCCTTTGTCCTGTTCCACAACCTCACCAAGTGATTTTGGATTGAGCATAAGCTGGTTAGAATAGCTCAAGATGTCTTTCCTGAGAATTTCCATAGCTGTGAGGATTGGAACCTTCCGCTCATTCTCAGCACCAGCTTTATTGACATAGACATCTGTGACAGGATAGCCCATATCAGCATATTCTTGAGCTAGTTTCTGGTACTGAAACAACATTCCAGCAAAGATATCAATGATCATTTCAAATTCTTTTCGATAAGTACCCAAGTCTTTCATCTGCTTGACCACTTTTGACTTGATTGACTTTACTGTAATTGGTTTAGCCAAAAACTAACCTCCTTTCTCAAAAATCGCTGAGTTTTTACCCCCTTTTTCTCTGAGCGCCTCCGACTTGGAAAAAGTTCCCTTCCCCGGTTCCCAAGACACTCAAGAAAATTTAAAAAAATGGGGGGGTAGCCAAAAAATCATTTTTACAAAAATTCTTCTTTTCGATTTTTATAAAAATTCAAAAATTCTCTTTTTTGCTTCTTTTGCCAAAACAAGCCTTGAGCTATCACTTTATCATTTGTTCTGTCGTGGAATGTATTGTGCTTCTTGTTTGTTAGTGGTAAACAGTTCCACTCAACAAATTCAAGTTCAGGATATTCTGAGACAGGATAGATATGATGTACCATTTCAGCAGATTCTGATATTCCATATCGCAAACTTTCTTGGCAAAGATAATCATATTTCCTCAAGATCTTATCCCTGAATTTTTCCCATTTCTTTGATTTCAGGGATTGTCTGACTGGTTTGTAATATGCCATTCATACTCCTCCCCAACACAAAAGGGACAGGTCAGAAACCTATCCCTACTCTACAAAAGAAACTATGCTATCATAATAAATCCTTTTTTGTGAGAAAACAAGAGCTTATTTTCTCATCTTTTTACAGATTGTATTTCTATGTTTTGCTTTGTTAAGTTTGAATACTGGATTTTTAAACTCTATTTTCTTTTGTTTGTGGTAATCTGTATCTTTCCAAAAAACACCATCAGGATTTTGAAGAGTGTATCTTAGTGCATCAATTATCATTTCTATCCTCCTAAACCAAACCAATTCTAGCGCTCAGTTTCACATATCTTATATTTTGTTAAACTCACGCTTTTTCTGAAACCGTTGATAAACATAGCTTTTCAAACTTTTAGTTTTACCAGTTTATGCTTAACTCATTATGTGAAAGTAATATCTAAAAAATTAAATAACAAAGTTTCGTAGTGCATCATCTAGCTCGGCTTGCTCAATCCCAATATATCTGAGAGTGATTGCTGGTGATGAATGATTGAACATTTTCTGCAATGTTCCTACATCCTTTGTCTTGTTGTAATATTTGTAACCGAATGTTTTTCTCATGGTATGAGTACCAACGTTATCAATGCCAAGTTCTTCGGCTGCCTCATGGATAATCTGGTAAGCACGTTCTCGACTGATAGCCTTATTCTGCCCTTGTCTGCTCTTAAAAAGAAAGTGATGAAATGGTTTGTCTTCAACATATCTCCTCATTTCTTTTTTGAGTTCTTTTGTCATCCGTCTAGTAATCTGCTTACCAGTCTTTCTTTCTCTTAGCTTAATGTGCCAGCCTTGGACATCTTTGACCTTGAGTGTGAGAATATCTCCAACCCTCAGTCCAGTATTTAGCCCTGTAATGAATAGCATGTAATACATTTCATTCCATTCTCTGAGATAGTCTTTCATAGCCTGGATATCATCATTCTCTTTTATTGGTGAGACCTCTTCCATATCTTCCTCCTTTCCACTAAAACAAAAAGCCAGCGACTAGCTGGCTTTCACAATTGAAGTTCATGCTATCATGATAAGTGCTTTTTAGTGAGAATACAAGAGCTTATTTTCTCATTTTACAAAATTCCTTTAGTTCTTGCATAGGTTTCAAGGATATTGTTACGCTTTCTGTAAACGGTGGCAGTGCTGATATGCATTTTCTCAGCAATTTCTTCCCAGTCAAGACAGGCTTGCCCCCACCTCAATTCAAAAATATCACGTTGCTCAGCAGTGAGTTCCTTCATGAAGGTTTCAACGGTTTCTTTGAATAGCTCTAGGTTTCTTAGTGGAACGTCTGTGCTTAGTTTGATGACCGTGCTTTCTGTTGGCTTGCTGATACCTCCGCCACGACTTCCTACAATTTCTTCCCCATTGCTGGACATGAGCTCCGCTCTTCTTACCCAAATGGCTCTGTCGATGCCTCTGAACTTGAAGAGCTCTTGGTCTAGATTGTATAGTTCCCTGTTGTTCAATACTTTCAAATGATTCCTCCATATTTTTAAAAAACGCTATCAACCCATCGAAAATATAAGCAATGACCTTGCTTATCTCATGAAACCCTTTCCTGACAATTCTCGCTAGTTCTTCAAGCTCTTCAGGACTTAGCTGAGCCAATTCTTGAGCTAGTCTCTCTTGCTCACGCAGTAAAGCCTGCTTAGCTTTCTTCTTGATTCTTTTGTTCATTTTTGAAAATTACCCTCCATCCACTAACTAAAATAGCCAATAATAGAACCATCAAGCTCGCTATGATAATCATAGCTCCTAAAATTTTGATAATTTCAAACAATATCATTTCTCACCTCTACAAGGATTTTTCATCACATTTTCCTTAAAATCTTCAATCTCAGATTTGACCTTGTCCAGAAGATTGCGCTCAACCATTAAATCATGTTCATTCGCACCTTCACGCTTAATATAGTATTGCAAGGCATGCTTTACAATCTGCATGTGTTTATATTTTAGTTTCATCTCCATCCCCTCCAACGTCGATGTGGTCGCCGTTTTTCGGCTTTTTCACGGGCAATAGCAGAGCGAAACATGTCATCCCAGACATGATCCGCATTTTCTAGCTGCAAGTCAAGACATCTGACTCTCAACTTGTCAATCTCAGCTTCTTGCCTTTCGATATCTTTGTATGCACGATTATATAGCTCATCTTCCAAGAAGCGAATGCGGTCAGCCATCGCTTCCTGAATGATGATGTAGGTTGGTTTCGGTGATTTTGTCATTTTTTCCTCCTAAAACGGTAAATCATCATCTGAGATGTCCATCGGATTATTATTGCTAAAATCTGGTGGCATTTGCTCGTCCATGCTGCTCTGATTAGCAGATTTGTTACGACTTTCTAAAAGCTGGAAGCTATCCGCTACGACTTCTGTGACATAGACACGCTGGCCTTGCTGATTTTCGTAGTTACGAGTCTGGATGCGACCAGTAATTCCGATTAGAGCGCCTTTTTTAGCCCAATTAGCAAGATTTTCTGCCTGCTGACGCCAGATGACACAATTGATAAAGTCCGCTTCACGTTCACCACTTTGATTTTTAAAGTTGCGATTAACAGCCAGAGTAAAGGTTGCGACCGCTTGGTTTTGCGGTGTATAGCGAAGTTCAGCATCACGGGTCATACGTCCCACAAGTACAACGTTATTGATCATCATCCGCCTCCAAAATGTCTTGATTTTCGTGGATGCTGCCGATGATTGTTACATCTAATATCTTTCCATCAAGCAAATCTTCCATCTCTACAGAATCCCTATTGGTAACAGTAAAACTCCCTTGACTCCACTCGACAATACCCTTGTTGATATACAAAAAATCTGATTCGGTATAACAATCTTCAAATTGTACAATATCCCCCTCAAAGATTTCCTTGCCGTTCTTATCTTTGAGCCCTGTAGATTGCATGAGTTCAAGGTCATTGTTCACAATCCAGTCACCAGCAGCTGAATCCTCATCAACAATCCAGATGTCACCATTTCCAACCATCACTTCGTCTGGTTGATACATACGACATAATGAGCCACCTGCCCACGCCCTAAATTTCGTAATCATCTTGCTCCTCTCAAATAATCAGGGATTTCATCCCCTACATTTAAACTGTCGTACTGCTCCTCAGTCACAAGGAACTTGCCATATGCGCCAACCGTAACCGTATATTTCCCCTCAATCACCTCTTTATCAGTGATTTTCCCAAGCACATCCATAGAGCCGCCGGCGTTATCAGCTCTATGGATTGTAATCAGCTTCCTAGCCTCCAGCTGCTCAATCCTCTTGTTGAGCCGGTTGATTTTGATTGCCCCTGCTAGCACAAGAGCTAGCAAAATTACAATTATGTATAAAAATGGCAAAAATTTCATTTCAAATCCTCCTCTTTCACAAACACGCCATCGATCATTTTGCCCTTGCGATGTTTGATGGTCTGATAAGCTAATGCCAGACAATCATCAGCGCTTGTCTCGTTATAGAGAGCCAGCGCATGAATTGCGCTATGCAAAAGCATCAAGTCTGGCTTGATAAGCGGTTGCTTGGTTTCTTTGTGAAACACATGCTTATAAAGTTTCTGAGCAAGATTGCCAAGACTCGAAACCATGAGTAACAATTCCAGCTCCTGAGCAGTCGCTTCAATCTCTGCGCCATTTCGAATTTGTTGCTCAAGCCCAATCAAGACGACCTGAATATCACCCAAGGCATCATAAATCAGCTCATTCTTACCTTTAGCAATGCCCTCAAACAATTCACCAGCTTCTTCCATGAGCTTTTCAAACTGCTTGACTGGATTAGCTTCATGTAGATTTCTTTCTACAAACCATTGCTCTACTTTTTCTTCAAGTGTTATACTATTCATCTTTTCTCTCCTTTAAAAATTTTTTATATACTTTCTCAAAAATCTCAATCACAAGTTTTTGAGGAATATTTGAACGCTCATTGTACGATTTTGAGAAATTCTTCCACTCAATATCCTGCTTGATAATTTTATTTTTTAAATTAAGTTCAATGTTGCTCCCAAAAATTGTCCGTTTTTGTAAAGGGTAGTCATAATTATTGTATCTAGCTAGGTTTTTGTGTGGAATTGTGAATCCAATAATATCCTCAATATAGGGCCACAGTCTGTCAGCTGCTGGATTCTCAATAACCCAAAATTGTGGACTATATCTTTTTATGATTTCTATTGTGTTGAAAGCTGTTAGCTCCCCATTGATCCTTTTAAGAAACTGCCTGTCATACTGATAATTTATATAGGCTGACTCGTAATCCTGATTCCCCCTAATTGTGAAGGGTGAAGGTCTTACTTGTGGAGCGAATAAGCTATCAGAAACATCATTGCGTTTCCAACACGCATTCCCATTTTCCATGGCAGAAGCATTTGACCAGGACTCGCATGGTGGACTAGCTATTATCAAATCAGGTTTTGGCAACTTGTCAAGTTCGGCAAAAAGTGTGTTGTCTCCAAACAAGCGCCCGTAGTCAGCAAGGTTCAAATTTATAAAATGATTGTTCTTGTTTTCTATATCCATTCCAATTGAATAAATGTCAATGTTCGCCCCCCCTGAACGATTCAATGTTTTCGCACCTTTAAGGTACGAACCATTGCCGCTATCAAAGAGTGCCCAGATTGTCATTTTTTTAATGATCAATACCTCCTATCCTTCATTCCGCTAGGATACACAAAGCACCTTCCAGTCGCACCCTCAAAGATGCGACTTGACAGAGCACCATTCCCAAAATCATCCGCATACAAGGCCTTGATTTCCTCGCTAGTCAAGTTTGTATTGATAATCGTGTTACTCCGATTATCCAAAATCTCATAGAGCACACGATGCGCCCACTCGTTGCTACGAGCATCAGCCTTGCGACTCTCTTTCCCGAGGTCGTCAAGAAATAGAAAGTCAACGTTGGTCAACAGCTTTATCATCTTAGATTCAGAGTAGCTATTGTCAACCTTGAAACTCTCCTTGATTAAGCTAAAGAGCCTCACCACTGACACGAAAAGCACGCTTTTGGGCTCATCATAAGACTTGAACTGTTCATTGAGATAAGCGGCCAATCCATAAGTCAAATGACTCTTCCCAACGCCAGACGGGCCAGTAATAATAGCATTGCCAGTCTCACCTTTCGCATAGCAACGTTCCAGACGCTTTACGAAGTTTACGGCTTCCTGGTCAATGTCGCTCATGACCTCATAATTTCGCAAACTCTTGTCTCTTAGCTTGTCTGAGGTAATGCTATCTCTCTCAAAGACAGCATAAGTATCAGCTAGCTTGCTTTGCACTTCAGATGTTTCATTTAGCTTTTTTTCAAAAAGGCTGATAGCGGCCTTGGTACATTCGGGGCACTGCTTGATTTCTTCCAGCCGTCCCTTGATTGGCATTTTGGTTAGCCAGAGCTGACAACCATGCACTTCGCAAGTCTCATCTAAGACCTTCCTAGCTTCAAAATTTTTAAAATAATTCATCAAAAACCTAACCTTTCGTCAACCGTGCTAGTCAAGATTGTAGAGCGTTTTGGCATAGGCTGATTGAGATAATTGTCCATCTTGTTGCCGAAAAGTGTCTGAGGTTGCAGATATTGTTCATACTCTGTACCTTTCCACTTCGCTACCATAACATCCACAACCTTTTTAAAATCTTCAAGAACATATCCTTCTTTCAGTCTTGCCTTGATAAACTTTTGATGACTAGTTGTATTTACCTTGAAATTCTTCTTAGCTTTCAAATTGAGATAAGAAATAACTTCTTTACAAATCAACAATTTATTATTGTTATTCTCAGTCTTAGTATTCTCAGTCTTGATTGTGTGTACTTTTTGCACTTCCGAAAGTGTATTTTCTACACTTCCAAGGTGTACTTTTTGCACTTCCTGAAATGTACTTTCTACACTTCCATTAAGAGCATCAAGATAAATACGGTTTGGTAAGTTCATACCTTGCCTGACTTCCGTCATTAGACCAGCATCTTTCAATTCCTTTTTGATTTTGATAATCGTCTTGTTACTATTGCAATTTAAGTCAATCATCAACTGTTCATTTGTGTAATACTGGAAAACATTCCCTTCTTTATCATGCCAGCCATTTTTTAAAGATAGTTCTAACCTATCAAAGAGAAGCATATAGAGCATTTTAGCGTTATTGCTCAATGTCTTATATTTCTCATCATAAATAAACGGCTTTGGAAATTTGAAAAACGATAAGAAACCAGTGACTTCACTCTTTTTAATCATTGTTATACCTCCTCCACACTTGAAAATTTTGTGTATTCCTTATGAAAATACAATTTCACAGTCCCTAGACTGCCGTGCCGATTTTTCTTAACAATCAGCTCCGTCAGATTGCTTTCCTCTTGTTCATCAGCATTGTCTTGATAGTATGCGTCACGATAGAGAAAAGCGACAATATCAGCATCCTGCTCAATACTCCCAGAATCCCTCAAATCAGACATGATGGGTCGCTTATCCTGTCGTTGCTCAACGCTCCGACTCAGCTGAGACAGAGCAATCACTGGGACTTTCAGCTCTTTAGCAATGATCTTCAACTGCCTGGAAATCTCAGACACTTCCTGTTGTCGATTATCAGTCTTTCTTCCCGTGATGAGCTGCAAGTAGTCAATCACAATCAGACCTAAACCGCTCGTTTCCTGAGCCAGTCTCCTCGCCCTCGCTCGAATGTCCGAAATTCCAACACCAGCCGAATCATCAATGAAAATCGGTGCTTCTGCTAGTCTGCTCTGAGCATAGACTAGCCGTTCCCATTCGTTCGTAGACAAAGCGCCCGTCCTGATATGATGATTTGGGATTGCCCCTTCAGCTGACAGCATCCGCTCAACCAGACTCTCAGATCCCATTTCAAGCGAGAATATAGCCACGGGCTGATTGACCTTCGTTGCCACATTTTGAGCAATATTGAGAGCAAAAGCCGTCTTACCCATCGCTGGCCGTGCTGCTAAAATGATGAGATTGTCCTCATGCAAGCCTGTCGTCAGCTTGTCAAAGTCGTAAAAGCCTGTCTCAATCCCAGTGATTTCACTGCTGCTATTTGACCGCTCTTCGATTTTAGTGTGATTTTCCAAAAGTACATCATGAATAGGCCTAAAGCTGCCCTTGTTGCTAGACTGACTCACTTTGAGCAGTGACTGCTCAGTCTTAGCAATAATCTCATCAATGTCCATGTCCTCATCATAAGCATTGCCAATAGAATCAGACAAATTCCCAATAATTTCCCGTAACTGTGCTTTTTTGGCCACAATTTTGGCATAATACTCCGCATTTGAGCTAGTTGGGACAGCATTGATAATCTCAACTAAGTAGCTGACATTCCCTACCAGATTTAGCTCATTATTAGCTTCCAGCGTTGACTTGACCGTGACTATATCGATAGCCTCACCACGATCAGAAAGACTCATCATAGCCTTAAATAGTATCTTGTGAGCTGGTTTATAGAAATCCTCTGGCTTGAGATGCTCAGTCACCTCAATCATCTTGTCTTGGTTGATAAAGATTGACCCAAGAACAGCCTGCTCAGATGCTAAATCATGAGGCAGAATCTTGATTTCATCCATGGCATCCACTCAAATCACCCCAATCCCGTAGCCCAGCAGGCTGCTTCTTTCTAGCTTCAGCCATCTGCTCGGCAGCCTCACAAAGAGCCTGTTCCTGCATCCACAGCACATAGAGAGCCTGCATATTGAGCATTTCTTCTTCTTTTCGTTTTTTTTTGGCTTTACGATGATCAACATAGCAACCGACCACACCAGCCAAGAAAAAGAATGCAATCATCATCACGCTTCCTAGAAACTCACTCATCGCTTTCAATCCTTTCTCTGATTATCCTATCTTCCTGCTCCAGATGAACGATGCGCACAGCATTACGACGCATGCTATCCCGATTATCCTTTATCTGAGCTTGTAGATCCTTTAAGTGATGTTCTCGCTCAATACCAGTCTTAACTAAAATAGTCAAGAGAAGCATAAAGCTGAAAAACATTGTAAACAATCCTAGCTGTAGATTAGCGATTAAGTTTCTCATCGCTTTATTTTGAAATTTCAGATTTTCTAGTTCTTTCTTTAATGCCATATTTCACATTACCCCTTCAATGCCGTCCGCTCCCAATTTTTGTGATACCATTCGATAACTGCATCGCGAGGGAATTTATCGCGTCTTCCTTCGATTCGCGGGAAATCCTTGTGACAATTGAACCGCTCATCAAATGTTCCTGTGTCTCTCGTACCCAAAAGCATTTCTGAGCATTGTGATTTGTTCAATTCCATGGGATAGCGCCTCTTTTCGTCAGTCACAACATGCATGACTTTCAAAGCTCGATCCATCAAACCAGCCTCAAACTGGTCTAACAGTTGATTCATTAGCTCATTCATGATATAATCCTCTTGAATTTATTTATTTCAAAGCCTGATTGCCGTCAGGCTTTTTCTGTTCTTCAAGCGCTCGCTTGGTCAGTCCAGTGATGTTTCTCAGCTCACTTGCCTGGATAGGCAAGTCAAAGCTAGCACAATTCCTGATTGCATTAAGCACCTTGACCTCGATCTCATTCATGTCTCTGCTAATCGTCATGGCTAGTCCTCGCTTCCCTCAATATCCAAAACTTTTGAAATATTGTCCTTGAGCTTTCGACTACCTTTCCCATATTTAAACAATTCCGAGATAGTTGATTTCGTTACTCCCACAGCCTCAGCAAGCTGAGTCTGAGTCCATTCAAGGTTGTACAGTCGCTCTTTCACAAGAGCAATCCAAATTTTCTGTTTTTGGCTCATCTTTTTCCTTTCTAAATTTTTGTTACCTTTTTCTGCTATAATAAAAACAGAAAGGAGGTGACTATTATGAATCTAAATCAAATTAGGATATTAGAAGCTAGCTATGCGTATCTTGTTTCAAAGACTAATTCAGAAGTCGAAAAAACTTTAAACTCTGAAAATCTCGTTTTTAGCTATGAAAATAAATTGTATAAATTCAAAACATATCAAGCGAAGTCAGATAATTATACTTTTATCGATTACAGTCTTGGCATGTTTGAACTAGATCATGAATCTCATGAAATACGTATCCATGATTTATATAAATCTTTCAACTTCAAAGAGAACGAACTAAGTATTCTTAGTTATATTTCAGATACAGATGTTGTTCGTTCTCAAATTTTCAAACTTTTGAATCGTATTGATTTTGCTTATTTGGAAAAAGAATATTCAAAGTTGAAGACTGATAGCTATGCTTACGATGTGCATATCTTGGAAGTTGATAAATTCTTCCCAGTTTACAAATTTCCAGAATTGGCATCATTCGACCTTGTCGGCATTGCTTAACATAGCCTGATTTTCAATTTCACCTTGAAAGTGAAATGATTCCAGCTCATGAGCTATTTCGGTTAGCTCGTGGGCTTTTTGATTGAATTTTTCAACTAATGAACGAAATTTGTCTGCATTGGCTATTTTGACAATTACATTAATTTTATTAAGTTCCATCTCCCCTCCCCCTTTCTATTTTTAATAAATTAGCTAAAAAGTTAGCGAACAGTATTGACTTTTTTAAATAAATGATTTAAAATCAAAGCATAGAGAAAAGACCTACTAAAAATGTAAGTTTGACCTTATTAAAACGGATGCCACTCAGTTTTTAAGGCTTTATTTTTTAGTTGTCGTGTTCGCTAACTTTAGCTTACGTATTATATTTTAAATCATATATTTAATTTTGTCAACAATTTTAAATAAATAATTTAAAATATTTTTTCGTGTTGCTTAGAAAGGTTAATAAACCATGTTTGTGACATTCGAAAGAATTAAAGAATTAGCAAAAAAGCAAGGGTTGTCACTGAATCAATTAGAAGAAAAATTAGGTTACAGTAAAAATACGTTATATTCCTTGAAAAGACAAAAGGTTAGCACCGATCGTCTTCAGGAAATCGCGGATTTCTTTCAGGTATCACTCGACTATCTACTGGGCAGAACCAATAATCCAAAGATCGCTGACCAAGAGAAATTTTACTTTGAAGGTCAGGAAGTCAATGTGGAAGAACTTGCTGCTACAGCTATGCGCTATAACGGTAAGCCACTGAGCGACGAAGACAAGAAAGCGATTCAAAACATCATCGAAATCTATTTAAGAAAATAAAGGATGATACTATATGACCGAAAAAGAGCTCTGTGAGGAGCTAGGGATAAAAGTATTTGTGTTTGAGGATACTTTGTTTGAAGATGAAGCTTTCTTTGTCCCAGGCATTAGAACAATGTTTCTGAGTGACAAAATCATGGAAGAGAATCGCATTAAAACCATCTTACATGAGATAGGACACAAAAACCATCTTCCTCACTTATATGCAATTTTTAGAGAAAAATACGAGCTAGAAGCGAATCGAGCTATGATCCAGCAACTTATCCGATTAGAGATTGAAGCCTGTGAAGATAAAGAGCATTTTAACTTTTTAGCTTTTATGCAAAAATACAAATTAAAAACCATCGCTGACGAAGCAATAGTTAAAGAAGAATACAATAATTTAGTTAGTAATTTTTAAAGGAGATATTTTATGGGACTGTTTCGGAATAACGAAAAAAAGCAAACAAAACTTGATGCAGAAAAAGAAAAATACTATATAGCCTCTCGTGATTTTTATGAAGAAGCTGATATGCTTAACATTTGGGAAAAATATCCTGAACATGTTGCACAAGCTGGAAATATTATGAAAAACAAACTCTATTCAGCACTAGCTGCTAATAATCCTAATCCTTATGGAGCTGTCCAAATTCAGCAGAATTGGATAAAAATTAAACAGAATGAGGAAATCATTGACTTGTTGAAAGAATTGAAAAAATAAAAAAATCCCCACACTTTGCTTTGGCCAGCAGCGTGAGGACTGAGCTAGTATAGCAAAAAGGCATTCAAAAGCCTCTTTTACTATACCCATTTTATCAGAAAATGAGGTGAAAAACAAGATGGCATATTTTAGGAAAAGAGAAAACGGGTGGGAATATCGTATCTCTTATAAAGGACCTGACGGCAAATATAAGCAGAAGTCAAAATCAGGCTTTAAGACAAAAAAACTAGCTCAAGCTGCAGCAAGAGAAATCGAAGAGAATCTAACTGGAAATATACTGATGAACAAGGACGTCACGCTTTATGATTTCGTCAAAACCTGGTCTGATGTTTACAAGCGTCCGCACGTCAAGGATAAGACCTGGGATACTTACACCAAAAACCTCAAGCACATCAAGATATATTTCGGAGATTTGAAAGTAAAGGATATAACTCCCTTATATTATCAAAGAAAATTAAATGAGTTTGGCGAGAAATACGCTCAGGAAACACTTGAGAAACTCCACTATCAAATTAAAGGTGCTTTGAAAGTAGCGGTTAGAGAGCAAGTGATCAATTACAACTTTGCAGAGGACGCAAAAGTAAAATCACAAATCGAAAACCGATCTGAAGAAAATGACTTTTTAGAAGAGAGCGAGTATAAGGATCTAATGGCCTCTACACGCTCGAACATCCAGTACGTGTCCTATTTCACCCTCTACCTGCTTTCAGTCACTGGCATGCGATTCTCAGAGGCTCTGGGGCTAACCTGGAATGATATAGACTTTGACAAAGGAATTATTGACATTAATAAGAGCTTTGACTACTCTAAAACGCAAGATTTTGCTGGTCTAAAAAATGAGACATCAAAAAGAAAAGTCCCAATTGACAGGATCACAATTGAGACTTTGAAAACTTATAAAAAAGAATACTGGCAGGCTAATATTAAAAACAGGGTATGTTTTGGTGTTTCAAACTCGGCTTGTAACAAGCTGATAAAAAGGCTTGTAGGTCGTCCAGTAAGAAATCATAGCTTGCGGCACACTTACGCATCATATTTGATTTTAAAGGGCGTAGATATTGTAACCATATCGAAATTATTAGGACATGAAAGTCCAGATATAACCTTGAAAGTTTATTCGCATCAGATGGAGGCATTGGCAGAAAAGAATTTTGAAAAAATCAAAGAAATATTCCTGATTGCATAATTTGGGGCGGATTTGGGGCGAAACCTTAATAAAGCCCATTAAATCAATAGTATTTAATCCGTCTACCGCCTTTTTTATCGGTTTAAATCCGACTTTATACTAACCAAGAGGCTGGGACAAAAGTCCTAGCCTCTCAATTGTCTTTGGATTGTCGAGCAAG